AGAAGCATCCAGCCGTTGCTGGTGAGGAGGCACACATCAAGCAGGATGCGTTATTAAAAGACGTACTTGAGGAGATAGCCAAGGGCGTCGAGGATCCAGCAGCTATTGCGAAGGAAGCCTTGGAAGTTTTTAAAATCGAATTCACAAGATGGTACAAATAAAATTTCAAAATAAAAAAAAATTTCAAAAAAAATTATATCCCCCCGGTCGTTTTTATTTTGGAAAGCCCACGGGAACCGTGGAGGGGACACATTTTGTGCACACACCGAAAATTTTGAATTTCACTGGAGGTTTTTCGAATTGTATCGAAAAGTGAATTATATAAGCAAGAACTGGCGAAGTTGTCCGATATTTTTAAAGATGTCGAAGAATCAAAGCGGAAGCTAGTTGAAGGGTTAATCGAAGATGCTGCCTTTTTAAAAGCCGAGAACGACATTCTAAAACAAACAATATCCAAAACAGGAATGGTTAAAATTCACCCTGAATATCCTGATCTGCAGAAACCTACCGAGGCAGGAAAGCAATATCTCAAGAATATTAATAGCTATTCCGTTGTCATTAAGACACTGAATGGGGTATTAAGTAAAAATATTATTGAAGATGACGATGATATGAGTGAATTCGAATGATACAAAATGTTTTACCACATTCCTATCTTTTGGAATATATCAACAAATGTAAGTCAGGAGAAATAATAATTGGCCATGAGCTCATGCAAATGTTGGATATCCTGCTTCAACATTTCGACGATCCAACTATTAAAATTGATTTCACAGATGGCCATAAACGAATTAATTTCATCGAATCAAAATGCAAGCATTTCGAAGCTCCATTTGCTGGTAAGCCGTTTATCCTAGAATTATTCCAGAAGGCTGTTACCGAAGCTATATATATATTTAAAATCTTTGATGATGAAATAAACAGATGGGTAAGGTTATATCAAGATGTTCTGTATTTAGTTGGTCGAAAAAATGGAAAAACACCTTTTATCTCCGCATTAAGTCTAGCGGAGTTTTTTTGTGGAGAAATGGGTACCAGAATCCTTTGTGCCAGCAACGACTATGAACAGGCAGATCTTATGTTCCAAGCGATCAACTCAATGAGAGAGGAAAGTAAATCGCTTGATAACGTGACTAGGAGTAACATTAAAGGCATTTTCTTCGGCAACCCCAAAAAGCCAAAAAAGACCGGTAAATTTAGCTATAAAAACAAAGGTCAAATAAAGAAAATCTCAGCAAAAACAGGGGCTAAAGAAGGGAAAAATATTAAGGTCGGAGCCGTCGATGAAGTGCACGAATTGAAAGACAATACATCGGTTATGCCAATCCGTCAGGCTTTATCAACTCAAGACGAACCGCTTTATATTGAATTGACAACTGAGGGCGTTATTAATGATGGGTACCTTGATGAGCGATTACGTGAAGCGAGGCAGGCATTAAATGGTGAACTAGAACGACCACGGTGGTTAATTTGGCTCTATACACAAGATAGCGAGCAGGAAGTATGGCAGGATGAAAATTCTTGGATAAAATCTAATCCTGGACTTGGTGTGATAAAAAAACGAAGCTTCCTTCGGAAAATGATTGATGAGGCTAAAACTAGTAAGGCGATGCGAGTCTTTGTTCTCTCGAAAGACTTCAACATCAAACAAAATAACGCTACCGCATGGCTTACTCCCGACGATATAAGAAACGAAGAAGCTTTGGACATCGAAGATTTAAGGAATTCATTTGCTATCGGTGCGGTGGATTTGTCTAGATCAGGAGACTTAGCCAGTGCAAGAGCGATTGTAATGAAACCAGGTAGCCAGAAAAAATATATGCTACAGAAATACTTTATTCCGGAATCTAAATTGGTTGCCTTGAATAAAGAAGATCGAAAAATGTTTGAAGAATGGATTCGACAAGATCTTATGATGATCTCTCCTGGAAACGAAAATGATTTTAGCCTAGTGACAGCTTGGTTCGTTTCTCTATTTCAAGATTATGGAATTCGTGTTTACAAGACAGGCTACGATAGATGGTCCGCTACGTATTGGGCGAAAGAGATGGATGGGCTTGGATTTGATTGTGTAAGAGTAGCCCAGGAATTTGGTAGTATGTCTGAACCAATGAAATTGGTTGAAGCTGATTTGAAGAGCAATCTTATTAATTATGGGAATAATCCCATTGATAAGTGGTGTTTAGAAAACACAGCGTTAACCCTGAATTCAAAACAGGAAATCATGCCAGTTAAGGTTCAAGGCAAGGAAGATAAAAAAATAGATGGAGCCGTTACGATGATAATCGGCTATCGAATTTATATTGATAATAGGACAGAGTTTCTTTCGATGGTTGGGAGGTGATCACACTTGGCATTAATGGATGGATTAAAGAATCTATTCTCAAGTAAGAACAATAAAAATATGCAGTACGCAAAGATGCTCAACGGCTATTCCCCAATTTTTAGCCAATTTGGGAATGATGTATACGCGTCCGATGTCGTTCAAACGTGTATAGATATTATTGCAACGGAATGCAGCAAGCTAATGCCCAAACATATTCGGACGGATAATAATGGGATGCAAACTGTCGTAAACGGTAGTTTGAATAGGTTATTTAAATTTGCACCAAATGAACTGATGACAACAAAGGATTTCATTGAAAAAATAATCTGGCTCCTATACTTAAACTATAATGCTTTTATCTATCCAACTTACGATATCGTGGTTGATAGCAAGGGCGCGGTTCGAAAAGATTACACAGGATTTTATCCCTTAAACCCAACATCAGTTACTTTTTTACAGGATGAAACAGGAACTATGTTTGTGAAGCTTCAGTTCTCAAGCGGATATGATTACACGTTACCATATTCCGATATCATACATTTACGTAAAAAGTTTTCTGTGAATGAGATTATGGGCGGTGGATTAAACGGCCAGCCAGATAATGCAGCAATCCTTAAAGTGTTGAACATAAACGACACTGTCTTGCAGGGCTTGGATAAAGCGATTAAAACCAGTTTCTCAGTAAGAGGGATTTTAAAAATCCAAACGATGCTTGATAATGAAAAACTGCAAGAAGAGAGAAGACGCTTTGAAACGGCAATCAAGAACAGCGAATCTGGTATATTGCCAATGGATTTAAAAGGTGAATACGTTGACCTAAAGGTTGATCCGAAAATCATCGATAAAGACACCATGCAATTTTTACAGGATAAACTATTAAATTATTACGGCGTCTCGATCCCGATTTATACGGGCGATTATTCTGATGAACAATACCAAGCATTTTATGAAAAAGTACTTGAACCTATTGTTATTGGTCTAGGACAAGCGTTCAGTAAAACGATATTTAGTACGAGAGAGCTAGATGTTGGTAATGAGATTATCTTTTATCAAAAAGACATGATGTATTTGAGTACCAACGCAAAACTAAATTTACTTAAAACAGCTGGAGAGCAAGGGTTACTAACGGATAATCAAAAGCTAGCAATCTTGGGATACCCACCAATTGCTGATGGAGATAAACGAACAATATCACTCAATTTTATCGATGTGAACCTAGCAGCTAATTATCAATTAAAACAAGCTGGAACAAAAGGAACGGAGGGGAAATAAATGACTAAAAACAAAAACCTGCCATCTAAAGATGAGCGGGTTATTCGTAGTTTTGGGATGCCTGATGTTCGGGCTGGTGAAGGTAAAGGCACGATAGAAGGTCATGCTGCTGTATATGATCAGAAAACAAATATTGCGGGATGGTTTTATGAGGTCATTGAGCGAGGAGCTTTTGATAGTACAGACTTTGATGACGTTATGTTTAGTACGAATCACGATCTAAGGAAAATTCCTCTTGCTCGTAGCCGTCGTAATAATAGCAATTCGACTATGCAGCTAAATATTGATGAAATTGGATTGTTTATCAGAGCAAATTTGGATATTGAGAACAATTCTGACGCTAAAAGTTTATATTCCTCTGTAGAACGTGGGGATCTAGACGGCATGAGCTTTATTTTCTACGTCCAAGAAGAAAAGTGGGAAGACTTGGACACCGAAATGCCTACAAGGCGCATTCAAAAGATTAAGAGAGTCATCGAGGTATCAGCTGTCACGTTTCCGGCTTACGCTGGGACTGATATACATGCTCGAGACAAGCAGGCATTGGATAATGCCAAACTAGCATTGGATAATGTTAGGTCTATTGAGTTGGATAACTCTAAAAACGAGCTAGAAGTTTTAAAATTACGAAACCAAATTCTATTAAAGGACTGATAAAACAATGAATAAGAAAAAATTAATGGCCCTACTTGCAAAAAAAGAAGCACGAAAAACAGAAATCGGAACACGATCAGCTGCCACGGAAGATGTTGCAGAATTACGGACATTAAACACAGAGCTTGAAGGATTGAACACTGAAATTGCAGAGCTTCGAGGAATTGTTGACACGTTACCTGATGATGCGCCACCAGCTGATCCAGTTCCGGGAGCAGGAGAACAACGCATGACGCCTCCTGGGCAAATGAATCCATTAGCTACCTTTGGATTAGGCGGAGGAACACCGCCAGCACAACAGCGCACAGTGGAGCCAGAAGACCGTTATGCAACGTTGGAATACCGAAAAGCATTTATGGATTACTGCCGTACAGGTAATATCACTCCTGAACTTCGTGCGAATGCGATGACTGGTACGGGTGATATTTCAGCGATTATTCCTTCAACTATCCTTAACGAAGTTATCCAAAAGGTTCAATCTTATGGTTCAATCTATAACCGTGTAAGAAAGCTGAATGTTAAAGGTGGTTTAACCATACCAATTTTATCTCTTAAGCCTGTGGCAACTTGGATTGGAGAATCAGCTGTATCGGATAAACAAAAATTACAATTAAACACTAATATTACTTTTGCTTACTATGGTTTGGAGTGCAAAATCTCTGTATCATTATTAGCTGATACTGTTTCATTGGCTGGATTCGAGAGCACTGTGACTGAGTTAATTGCAGAGGCGATGGTAAAAGCACTAGACTTAGCTGTCCTCAATGGTACAGGTACAGGTCGACCTCTCGGAATCACAAAGGATTCTCGAGTGCCAGCTGCACAAATTGTCACTTTAACTTCAGCAGAGTTTGTCAAATGGGACGCGTGGAAAAAGAAAGTATTTGCAAAGATGCCACTTAGCTACAAAGCTGGAGCATCTTTTTTTATGGCCTCTGGTACATTTGAAGGTTATATCGATGGCATGGTCGATGCAAACGGTCAACCAGTGGGCCGTGTGAATTATGGCATTTCTGATGGCCCACAAGGAAGATTTGGCGGTAAAGAAGTCATTGAAGTTGAGGATGATATCGTTGCTCCATATGCGGATGCAGCTACTGCGGATGTTGTCGCTGTTTATTGCAACTT